GAAGATGTGAATGTAAGAATTTTATTTGATCCTGAAGTGGTTACTGTTGGTGAACCAGTAGTGATTCCAGAATATAGTGAAGCGGGAATAGAAAGAATAACAATTCCAGAACCACCAGCAGCACCCGTTCCGTTATATGAAGAAGATTGTCCAGCACCACCACCGCCACCGCCACCCGTATTTGTACCGCCTACGCCTCCAGCACCGGGTGACGGATTTTGTCCACCATCGCCACCACCACCCTTTTGCGTAGTAGTAGCTGTTCCGCCACCTAAACCGGGAGCGCCACCATTTCTAGCTCCACCACCACCACCACCAGCATAATAAACAGTGGTTCCTGTAATACTGGAAGCAAAGGCTAAACCTCCATTACCGCCAGCGCCAGTAGAAGGTTGGCCTGCACCGCCAGCACCGCCACCACCACATCCAGCTAATCCTGCTCCATAGGTGCCACCAGCATATCCTTGTCCAGCGGTTCCAGCACCTCCAGCACCGCCTCCACCTTGTCCTCCACTACCTCCTCCAGATCCGCCAGCATTACCACCAGCGTATTGACCCGCTCCTCCTCCTAATGCTATTACGCCTGCGGCACTAAATGAAGAATTTGAACCATTTTGACCTGCACCACTAGAAACAGCACCGCCAGCACCTACAACAACCGAATAAGTAGTACCAGCATTTAAAGTTGCCAATCCTGTCAATAGTCCTCCAGCACCACCTCCACCACCGTTAGAATCATTGCCTCCTCCACCTCCAGCAACAACCAAATAATTAATTAAATACGGAAGTTGCGAAGTTAATGCCAATGTGCCTGTCTGACCGGGTAGCGTCAGAGTCTGTGTAGTTGCATCGGTAGGTGTTAGTGTAGTACTACCGCTTGTTGCGCCTTGAAGAACAATATTGCCCATTTTAATTCCTTATAAAATAACCCAGCGGCTGCTTGGGGGTATTGTAATTGTTACGCCAGCATTAATAGTAATTGGACCTGTATTCATGCCACTGTTACCCGCCGTCATAGTGTAATTTGATGTTATTGTTTGACTATTTTCGTATATTACACTTTTGACTGCACCGTTTACTAATAAATTGGTAGCACCCGCATCGGTAGTCGTACCGATTGATACACCCCCAGATGGGGAAAGTCGCATACCTTCAACTGTATTAGACTTAAATGCTAAAGGTGCGGATACATCCGTACCAAATACCATTAAACTATTAACTTGATCCCAATATAACTGACCTTTTTCAATTGCATTATTATACAACGAAATTGTTGTATATTGCTGACCAGCATTGTCAACAATAACATTATTTGAATTACCGCCCTTCACATAGAATGTTCCAGGAGTTGCTGTAGAGCCAACTGATACGGTTGTTGCAAAAGTGTTTGTATTGGTAAAGTTATTTACCGTATTTAAAATGGAAGCACCGTTGGTTCCAGAGTAGCCAGAATAACCCGAGTAGCCAGATGTTCCAGCTCCCGTTGCACCACTATAACCACTAAATCCAGAATAGCCACTGTAACCCGATACACCACTGTAACCACTATAACCAGAAAGACCTGCTAGTGTTGCAATAGCTCCAGAGGTATTTTTGTAATACAATTTTCCATCGGCGACATTGAACGCCAACTCGCCAGTTACCAAATTAGCCGCAATAGGTTGATTTCCAGGAGTGACACTGGAATATAACTGCAGCGGTGTGTAGCCGGATTGGGCCATATTTTATTCCTTTAGATGCTCTAATATTTCTTTTGGTTTTACAAAGCGATCATTACGGTGTTCGGTAGCTTCCCACCAAATAAACTGATTGGCTACTAAATGTGATCGGTCTTTTAGTAGATTAATATTTTCGGGGTGTCCCCAAATTAACGGATCAGAAGGCCCCCATAAAACAATACCAGGTACACCTTCATCCCAAGCTAAATGCTGAAAAAAACTATCAACCCCAATCCAAGTTTTGCATTCATGTAACATCTTACGCAGTTCTGAAATCGGTAGGTTGGTTCTAAAGTCGTCAACAAGTTGCTTTTCACCCTTAACACCAACTTGCACAATGTGCATAGTTTTTTGTAATTCTTCTAATAGGGTTTCCCAATACGGATAGTTTTTGGGATTTTCTTTACCTGTTCTTAGCTTTTGAGCATATGGAGCTATGATGATCATAGATACATTTTCCTATATGCACTTTCTAAGTCACCCTTCCATTTCCATTGATCCATCTTTTTATAGATATTCCAGTGATCCAAATCGCCGAACAAACTTATTGCTTCTTCGATTGATCGCCCAGAGATAACTTCAGGATAACAAGAAAAAACTTCAGCACTAGGAATTGAAGGTAACACATGGCTGAATACAATATGGTCACCAAGACCACAATTAAGAACCACAAGGGTTTTATCACGGTATTGCAAAAAATTTCTAAAAATTTGCTCATCGTGCTCATACATTTCCTTCTTTGTTTCACTACGAATCCCACCTTGAGGATTCTTCATGTGCCATGTTACTGCGTTAGGCACAACTAAAATCTGATAATTCTTTCTATGCAAACCGTATGTAAACAAGGTTTCTTCTCGATGGGCAACACGCGATAACCCAAGATTATAATCATAGACACCAGTGCGATACAAAAAAGTGCAGTGTAAATGTTCAACTTGTTTTACCTCTTCAATAACCCCCCACTGAATGTTGGGCTCTGAATCAATGTTATCAATCTTGCCACTAACTTTACTTGTGTCTGGCATATAGGGTGGTGTTAATACTGAACCACCAACTGCACCAACACCAGTTAAAGCATAAGAATACAATGTTTCTAAAACATTTGGTTCTGGAATAGCATCATCATCAACACGCCATACCCATTCATATCCAGCAGTATTAGCTTGTTGGTGAATATGGTGTTGTCCTTTTCTAGGAGCAAACCGCCATTCCCACTCAATCTTTTTAGCATCTAACATCTGAAAAAAGTAGCTATAAATCAACTCTTTTCGCATGTCTTGTGGCTCGTCATTATCATCAAATATAACCAGCTTATCTACTGGCTTTGTTTGATTAATAATGGCATTTAATACCAAGGGTAGTGTTGTGAAGTAGCGACCCCTAGTTGCTACAGAACAGAGTACTTTACTCACTGTCCCACCGGCAGATCATTAAGTTGCTTGGATTGCTATCTGATACTGGTACCATAGTATTTGATATATCACCAGCATGGTTAATATACGCAAACTTAAAACCGTTAAAATCTTTTTCAGTTAACCCATGCAACTTGTGATGCTCACCCCAAAAACCTTTAGGCTCATTATGGGGTACTGTAATTAATAAACGCTTACAGTGTTGTTTTAGCTTTTCAACAATTTCTAAACCATTGTCAAGGTGCTCAATTACTTCAAATGCCACAATAGTATCGTATTGACCTAGAATGAATTTGTTAATGTCACCACTAACAAATAGGTTATTAAACCCGTTCCAGTTTTGGTCTTTAGCCACATCAACAATAATTGGATCGTAATCTAAGCCAATGTAGTTAATGTAGTCTGGGAAGAACTGCCTTCCATAACCAGTGGAGCAACCAATTTCTAATATGCTATTACCATCAAAATTCTCTACTGACCATTCATAACGCTGGGTCTCGCGCGGGAACACTGGATCGCCTTTAAGAAAGACTGCTCGCTCGTAGTTGTTTGACAAGCGCCAGTAATACCATCTAGAATTATATTTTTTTGCTAATTTTAATTCATTGAGCAAAAAGATATTATCCCAATTTTGCACTAAAGTTGTATCGTGTACTGTGCCTTCGGCAGCATGGTAAATTGGAAAAGATCCATCGTCCCAGTTAGCTGTAATTCTAAACCCAGCTTGTTCTGCTTTGTAGCAAAACTCAATATCTTCACAACCGCCAGTACCATACTCTTCGTTGAGTAAACCAATCGTATCAAATACTTTACGGTCAATCATTACACAGAAAAACACTGCAAATCGGCGTTGTGTAATGTGCGAAAACTGTGTCCAAACTGCTGAAATGTCGCCAGTATCTAATTTTTCTAACCAGCTATCATGCAGTATCTGTGTATCGTTATTAAGTAATACAATACGGTTTGCTGTTGCCACATAAATGCCAGCGTTTGTTGCTTTTGCAAAACCTAAAGGTTCTTTGCTATCAACCCATTTAAAATGGGGTATTGCAGTCTTTAAGTAATTTAAATATGCACTGGTATTGTCTGTACATCCATTTGAGGATACAATCAGCTCTATATCGTTCATATTGCTATGTTTGATAATAGAATCAATACATGGCTTTAAATACTTTTCACAATTATTGTATGTGGGTATAACGATGCTATATTTCATATTGCCAGTATACCACAAATTACAAAATTACCCAACGGCTCCCTGGTGGTAATACAACCGTAGCACTGGGTGCAACTGTTACGGGGCCAGCTGAAACACAGTTGTAGTTTAATGGAATATTGTAGCTACCACTTACCGTATTACTGTTTAAGATAAACGGAGTAGTAGCCTGCAATACTGGGCTATTGGGGTTCCATTGAAAAGAACTACTACTGAAAGACATTAGTATTGTCCGCCAAATGCCATTACATTTAAGTTACCACTAATTTGCTCGGAAACATAGAGCTGATAGGTTGGTGGTAACACTAAGTTGTTAAATGGTACGGTTGTTGTAAACGCTGAAACCGTTGTGCTGGGGGTAACCGCAGCTACTGCAATTTCCGCATACAAATACGATGTTGTACCATTATAAATCCAAATATCTACGATGTTTGCTACTGTGGTGGCTGTGCCAGTAACAGTAATAGCATCAATTTTTGTACCGTTGGTAGATGTGGTTGTAAGCTGGGTCAAACCTGTAGTACCAGTAATATTTGCGCGTGAAGTAATTGCAGTTGCACTAACTAAGCTGGCAATACCTACAATGGGTGTTAACGGAAAGACTGGCGATGTATTTGCTGCCATTTAAATAAAACCTCCAAAATTTTGTTGTATCAAGATATTGACTGCACCCGAAATTGTAGATCCAGTGCCGCTGTAGCCAGAAAAACCACTGTAGCCAGAAATTCCACTGCCACTATATCCAGAGATACCGCTACCGCTGTACCCAGAAAGTCCACTATATCCCGAAAATCCACTATAGCCAGAAATACCACTAGAACCGGTTGCACCAGAGATACCACTAAAACCACTGTAGCCAGAATATCCAGATGTGCCATTCGTTCCAGCGGAACCACTGTATCCAGAATAGCCACTAATGCCACTGTAACCAGAAGTTCCAATTCCGCTATATCCACTAAAGCCACTATAGCCAGAAATACCACTGCTACCAGTTGCACCAGAGATACCGCTAAAACCACTGTAGCCAGAGTATCCAGATGTGCCATTGGTTCCAGCCGATCCGCTATATCCAGAAAAACCACTGTAACCACTGTAGCCAGAAGTTCCAATCCCGCTGTAGCCAGAAAAACCGCTATAGCCAGAAATACCGCTACTACCAGTTGCACCAGAGATACCACTAAAGCCACTGTAGCCAGAGATACCGCTGTAACCACTGTAGCCAGAAATACCACTGTAGCCAGAAATACCACTATAGCCAGAGATACCGCTAAAGCCACTGTAGCCAGAGGTTCCACTGTAGCCAGAAATACCGCTAAAGCCACTGTAGCCAGAGGTTCCACTGTAGCCAGAGATACCGCTAAAACCGCTGTAGCCAGATATGCCACTGTAACCAGAGTAGCCGCTTACACCACTGCCACTATAACCACTGTAACCTGAGTATCCAGAAAATCCAGAAATACCGTTAACAATAGCAAATATTACGGGTAAATTATTTGCAAAACCCGTTGTTCCAGTTCCTGAAGAATTGACTAATGATGAAGGATATCCCCAATAGCTGTTTGATGCTCCGGGGTTGTAATTAACTGGTGTGCCCGTTATTACCCATGTTTGATAATTAGAACTATTAGTACTGTCCTGAATAATAAATTCTTCAGTTTTATCTAATAGTGCTAAGAAAAGATCGATGTCTATTCCAGCGGTTGTTTTATGGGAAACATAAATTTGTGTTGCGCTAGTTTGGGTAGCGTTATTCCAAATAATGTATCCATCACCGGGGTATCCCGATGTGGCAGTAGTATTGGCTTTGTATCCAAACGATGTAGAAGAACTACCCGGGGTTCCGCTAAAACCACTATAACCTGATGTGCCGCTGTAGCCAGAAAAACTACTGTAACCGCTGTAGCCAGATATTCCACTGTAGCCACTATAGCCAGATGTACCGCTATAGCCGCTGTATCCAGATGTGCCGCTGTAGCCACTGTATCCAGAAATACCGCTAAAACCGCTGTATCCTGATACACCACTGTAGCCAGAGATACCACTGTATCCAGAATATCCACTAAAACTGGAATATCCAGATGTGCCAGAATAGCCACTATAGCCACTATAACCGCTTATACCCGATCCAGAGTACCCAGATATGCCAGAGAAGCCAGAAAGCCCAGAAACACCGCTATAACCCGAAATACCACTATATCCACTATAGCCAGAGATACCGCTGTATCCACTGTAGCCAGATGTACCAGAATATCCACTGTATCCACTGTAACCAGATATACCAGAGCCGCTGTAGCCAGAAATTCCAGAAAAACCAGAAAGACCCGATACACCACTATATCCCGAAATACCGCTATATCCACTAAATCCAGATACTCCTGAACCAGAGTAACCAGAAATACCAGACCAGCCACTATAACCGCTATAGCCAGAAATACCAGAACCAGAGTAGCCAGAGATGCCAGAAAAGCCAGAAAGACCTGAAACGCCACTAAAGCCCGAGATACCACTGTATCCAGAGTATCCACTAATGCCAGAAAAACCAGAGTATCCACTGATGCCAGAAAAACCACTGGTTCCCGATTTACCGCTGTAGCCAGAAATGCCAGAATATCCACTATAACCGGAGACACCACTAAAACCAGAAGTGCCAGTACCGCTATAACCAGAGTAACCGCTGTAGCCAGACCAACCAGATACTGGTCCTAAAACTTGAGTTGAACCGTCACTATAGTAAACATTAATATCGCCATTCGATGGCGTATAAGTCATGTTGGTAATCAATTTACCAGGTGATGCAGCATTGGCAATCTGCGAAACAGAAGCCTGCTTTGTTACACCACCTTGTACAACTGGGATTTGCTCAGCACCAGTTAGGTTATAAGCAATCGGTAGTTGTGTTATCGACTGATCGGCCATTTATTATTCTTTTAAGTGTATGTAAATTCACCATGCAAGGTGGAAGTTCCAAAAGTAGAAAAGACAGATAAATCAACTGGGCCAGTAACTGCATACGCGGGCGTGATTGCTGTCATTTCGGTTGGACTTACTACATTAAAACTAGGTACATTGACACCACCTAATGTTACATTAGTAATGTTAACAAAATTGGTGCCATGTATTGTAATTGCTGTACCACCAGCTTGAGTTCCGCTTGGTGGAGATATTGAGTAAAGCGTTGGAATGGTTGACGATGGGAAAAACAGATAAGTACTATCTAAATTCAAATCGCCAGTTGATCCAGCATAGTTTCCATTACCAGTAACAAAAACGGAATTATTATTTTGAAATCCATTTTCGGTTAACAACTGATTACCACCAATTGGGCCAGTAGCAATATTGGCATCTGGTCTTGGAAAACGCAACGCAATGTTTTCAGTTTGACGAGCTGGCAAACGCCATGGATCAAACTTATCTAGGTCGTCCTTGCACACCCGCATCCCAGGAAAATTGGGATCAGGCATTAATTCTACATATGGAAACTTCCTATTGCAGCGGTCACAGACCGCTACAGATAGGACAGAGTTACCACGGGTGTCAAGGTAGACAGGCATTTAACTGCCTTAAGCGGTTTGACCGTTGTTCTTGATTAACTTACCAGCGATAATTACACCTGCAGCTATTGTTGTAGCTGTGCTTGTTACTAACTGCCACTGGATATCCGTTTTTTCTGTATACAAAAATGGATCAGATGCTCTATTAGCTGTATAAATTGAAACAAATGGTTGTTGTAAAACATTTAATTTTACGCCAGTAACATTATTAATAGCCTGCACTTTGTAAGTTACAATATTTGAAGATGTATAGCTATTTGATGTATTAACTTCAGCTAAATCTAAATAAAAACTATAACCAGCTGGAACGGTGTAAATAGTACTTTGTGATTTACCAATGCCAGCGTTAATTTGAGCAACAATATTGCTAGATTGTTTTACTGTAATTACACCAACGTTAGTTGATTGGCTTGTTCCGGTAGATGTCATTAACAGACTATTGATACGTAAATAGCTGTTAACGGTTGTTACTCCACTTGTACCATTAAGTGCAATAGTTTCAGAGATTGGTGCAAAATTTGCATCCAAACCAGAGATTAAAATCTTTGCATTGGTATCATCGGAAGCAGACGTACTTACTACAGTCATTGTTGTAGCCGATGTTGGATATGTGTAAGTTGTAGCGTTTTCCCAAACCGGAATAGATGTATTACCAATAGCTGCTTGGTAGCCAAACAAACTCAATGTTTGGTGCCCCATAATTTGATTGCGTGAAACTTGCAAATCAAATGGCTCGTAAGCGCCTTGAACGGTTACGGAATGGGGAGGAGATGGATTTTGCTGTAAATTTGTGACAAGTGCCATAATTAATTTCCTTTAATGTTAAATTAGGGGGCAAAGCCCCCTAGGCAATTAATTATTGGTGTAACCTTGACCAACATTGGTGATAGAGCCATCATAGTTACGAGCTGTGTATTCAACAGTAAAAGTGCCTGCTAAAGAACCAGTAATTGCACTGATAGTAGCTTGGCTAAACTGAATAGTTGCGTCCAAAGTGCCAATATTTGCCAACAAAGCTGTAGCAGCTGCTGTTGTAGCAAAAGAAATAGAGATGATGCCACCGTTAGTTGCTGTTGGGGTAATTGTGCCAATAGCTGTGGTTGTTACAGCGCCAGTAGTTGGGTTGGTAACCAAAAGATTAACAGTAATAACACCACCAGTTAAAGCTGAAGGAATTGTAGTTTCGTAAAACTTGACGTTTTCAATAATTGAACCAGCTGGCAATACAAATGGGGTTGCAGTTGTCTGACCAAGATCATAAGTTGGTAAAACTACAGCACCAGAAGTGGTGGCGGTAATTGGATTGATGAAGCTTTGTTGGGATACACGAGCTGCACCAGTGTTGTCTGGGGCGATTGTGCCGTTATTTGAAGAGTTGTTGTACTTGTAAATACGTACTGGTTGATTAAATGTTACGGACATTTGATTTTTCCTATCAAGAGTTTATAGCCCCACTCAGTCGCTTGATCGTCTACTGGGAAGAGGCAGTAGTCTGTTGGGGGCAAATCTTCCTATAACTACTTATGCAACTTTTAGAGAAAAAACGCCCTAAAATGCAAAAAAGCCACCTTGTGGGTGGCTTTTTTGACTTACTGGGTGGTTTGGATTACAAACCAGGGGTTCCGTAGATGTTACGTGCATCATGCCAGCCGGTCGCATAGCGCTCGGTAGCTTTGTAACGCATAGAATCAGTCTCGAAATCGCCTTCCATGGATTTCTCCATTGGACGACGCATAACGAGCATGAGGCCATTTTCAGCATCGGTCTGTACCCACCAAGCTTTGGATGAGCTCAAACGGGTTACAACGTGTGTACCCTTTGGCAACATACCAGTGGACTTGATTGGGTTCAAATCGTTGTCAGCTGTACCAGAACGGAGAACTGACTTCAGAATTACTTCTGATTGGAACTCGAGTGCTGGTGGAACAACTAACTGTTCTGCTTTTAAGCGGATACGCTTACCGTTGTTGTCAACAGCAGAGCGAATTTGAATCAACATCTGTTCAACAGAAGTTTGGCTCAAAGAAGCAGCTGTAGATAACTGGTTAGAGTAAGAACCGCCGTTAGCGATTGGGTGTGCTGTGTTGATCAATGTTACGCCATCACCACCGACATAGCCGGAAGTAAACGCGAAGTTGGGCAAGTTAGCGCATAATGTTTCTTTGGTTTCAATCATTGACTGAGCAAGGTGCTTAGCAAATGTTGAGCCGATACG